ACTTTAATCGCCTGTATTTGCTTGGCCCATATCGTCGGCCCCGAGGCGGTTATGAACTCGCAAGTTTCATCAGGTGCTATGTCGCGGGAAAACGCGGCAATCGTTTATTCCATGATGGAGAAAATGATTAATTTGAATCCGGCTTTGCAAAAAATAACCCGCTGCATTGCCTCGCTGAAGGAAATTTATGGCCTGCCGATGAATGTCCGATATAAGGCACTGGCAAAAGAGGGCGCGACAAACATGGGCGGCTCGCCTTTACTTTTGATTTTGGATGAAACGGGGCAAGTTGTCGGTTCAAAAGATAGCTTTATCGATGCGGTCATCACTTCACAAGGGGCGCATGAAAACCCGCTCCGCCTTGTTATTTCAACGCAGGCCGCGAATGATTCTGACCTTTTGTCGATCTGGATTGACGACGCACTAACCGGCAAAGACCCGCAAAAGATTTGTCACTTATACGCTGCCGAGCCGGAGGCGGACGTTTTGGATAAAGCGGCATGGGAGGCCGCGAATCCCGCGCTGGGGAAATTCAGAAACCTTGGGGACATGGAAAAAATGGCGGGCGATGCAAGCCGGATGCCGTCCTTTGAAAACACATTTCGCAATCTTTACCTTAACCAGCGTGTTTCTTTGAACTCGCCATTCATATCAAAAAATTCATGGTTGGCGTGTGCTGAGCCGACTTGCCCGATTGAGGAATGCGACGAACTTTATGGCGGCCTTGACTTGTCCGGAAAGACTGACTTGACGGCTTTCGTATTGTACGGTCATAAAAACGGGCTTTGGAATGCATACCCGTTTTTCTGGACTCCGGCGATTGGATTGCATGAAAGAGCCAAGCGCGACCGCGTGCCGTATGACATCTGGGTAAAACAAGGATTGATATTTACAACCCCCAGCGCGACTGTTGATTATGATTTCGTGGCGGCTCAAATTGCTGAGATATGCGCCCCGCTGCCGATTGTCGCCATTGCTTATGACCGTTGGCGGATTGACATCTTGAAAAAAGAACTTTCGCGCCTTGGTATTGAATTGCCGCTTATGGATTGGGGGCAAGGGTTTAAGGATATGTCGCCTGCGCTCGATGCTATTGAAGGGCAAATTTTGAATGCGACGCTTCGGCATGGGGGCCACCCTGTTTTGACCATGTGCGCGAATAACTCGGTGCTGACTAAAAACCCTGCGGGCGACAGAAAACTTGAGAAAATGAAGACGTCTGGACGGATTGACGGCATGGTTGCGCTTGCAATGGCGGCGGGAATTGCGGAGCGCGAACACGAAAAACAAGGCAAGTTTGAAGACTTCCTGAATAATCCCCTTGTTTTATGACCCATAATAAAAATATAATCGCTTGAGATTTAAGGGAAAGGCTGAAAATGTCCCTCTGGAAAAATATGTTGTCTTACCTTTCGGGGGCGGCTGGTCGAAAAAAAGGACAGCAAAGCGGGTCACCGTCATATTCATCTGCCGCGCCTGTAACTGTAACGCTTGAAAGTGCCTTGCAATTATCCGCCGTGTGGTCATGCGTCCGGCTGATTTCCGAAAGCGTTGGATCACTGCCGATTAAAATTTATAAGGTTTTGCCAACAGGGGAAAGGGTTCTGGATAAAGAACACCCTCTTTCAATCCTGTTTTCTGGGCGCGTAAATCGGTGGCAAACTGCCATTGAATTCATGGAGACAATGACATATCAGCTTGTCTTGCTTGGCAATTCTTATGCTTATAAGCAGCGGGATTCATCGGGGAAAATCATCGGACTAGTTCCGCTTATGAGCCAGCAAATGCAAGTTGAATTGCTTGACGACGGTTCCGTGGTTTACCGGTACAACGGCGATAATGGCACAATCGTATATTCCTCGGAATCTATTTGGCACAATAAACTATTTGGAAACGGCGTAATCGGGCTTTCGCCTCTCGATTTTGCAAGAAACTCAATCGGTATCGGCAGCGCGGCGGAAATGTCGGTCGGTAAAATTTACAAAAACGGCGGAAAACCTTCTGGGGTTCTGACTATTGATAAGCTGCTCACTGAGGAACAGCGCAAGCAAATTAAAGGGAATTTCAGCGAGCTAGCGGAGGGGAATAACGACCGTTTGTTTGTCCTTGAAGCCGACATGAAATTCCAACAGGTTTCACTTTCCCCAAATGATATTGAACTTCTAGCCTCGCGCCGCTTTCAAATTGAGGACATCGCACGCTTCTTCGGTGTTCCAAGCGTCCTGATTAACGACACAAGCGCAGGAACGACATGGGGTTCAGGTATTCAACAAATCGTTCAGGGGTTCTATAAATTAGGGCTGCGGCCTTATCTTGAACGATATGAGGCGTCAATGCGGGCGAATCTCTTGGATATGAAAGAGCGCACAATTTACGAATTTGAGTTCGATTTTAATGCTTTACTCCGTCCAGATTTGGCGGAACGTATAAAAATGGGTAAAGAAGCCGTCACGGGCGGATTGATGGCGCCTAATGAGTTCCGAGCAACGGAAGGCTGGAAACCACAGGACGGCGGCGACAAATTATTCATGCAACAGCAAATGACCCCTATCGATATGCTGCCAATTCAAGGAGGCAATAATGCAAATCAACAAACCCAAAGTTAATATGAAATGGGAAGTCCCCGCCGTTGCCCTTGAAAAATGGGACAGGACAATTCAAGCCGCTGAAAAAGACACATCGGCAACGATAAATATTTATTCGACCGTCGGTGAATTTGGTGACGGTTCCGGCATGACGGCAAAAATCGTATCTGCCATTCTGCGGAATGCAAAGGGCGCGGACGTAACCGTGAATATCAATTCGGGTGGCGGTGATTTCTTTGAAGGCTTGGCAATTCATACACTTTTGACCGAATATGAGGGCGCGGTCACGGTCAATATCATCGGTTTGGCTGCCTCTGCGGCCTCGGTTGTGGCAATGGCTGGTGACAAAATTAACATTGCATCGAGCGCATTTCTTATGATTCACAACGCATGGACGCTGGCAATAGGCAATAAAAACGATATGCGGGCGGTTGCTGATATGCTTGACCAATTTGACAACGCCATGGTCGGGCTATATGCCAAAAAAACGGGCAAGCCAGATAAAGAAATTCGCAAAATGATGGACGCTGAAACATTTATACAAGGTTCGGACGCTTACGACGAAGGGTTTGTCGATGCCCTGCTTGGTGAGGATAATATTGTAAAATCGGAAAATGACGATTATCATGTAACGGCATTGCGGCGAATTGAACTTGGTCTTGCCAAAGGCGGGATGCCACGTTCAGAACGCCGCGAATTAATAAAAGAATTAACCAGCACGCCGCGCGCTGCTGATAAAACCACGCCGCGCGCTGGTCAAGACGATGAATTGAGAACTGTTCTCGGTTCGTTACTTTCAACAATCACAAAATAAGGAATTTTAAAATGAGTGAAGAAATCAAGAAACTTGTCGGTGACGTGTCTGCCGCCATGGATACCATGAAAAAAGATACCGCCCAGATTCATGCAACTTTGAAAGAAGTCGCGGAAAAATCTGGGGCTGACGCTAAGGCCGCAATCGCTAAGGCTGACGAATTGGCTCAAAAAGTGACTGCAAACGCAACCGCGATTGTGGAACTTGAGCAGAAATTGTCAGACAAAGTAATCGCGGGCAAAACCGCGCCTGAAACTCTTGGTCGCATTGTGATTAAATCCGATGCTTTCAAGTCGTTTGCGTCTGGCAATGCCTCGAAAATGAGCGTATTTGCAAACACCATCACCGGACAAGACGGCGGTTCGCCACCTGCAAACTCTGACACCATCGTCGCTCCACAGCGTCTCGGCGGTATCGTTGGCGGGGCTTTCCGTTCCTTGCGTATTCGCGACATTCTTCCGTCTGGGGTTACGACCTCCAACTCGGTTGAATACACCCGCGAATTTCTTTTCACGAACTCTGCGGCGGAAACTGCTGAAGGCGCGACAAAGCCGGAATCCACCCTTACTTTTGAACTTGCGACTGCTCCGGTTCGCACCGTGGCGCACTTCCTGAAGGTGTCAAAGCAAGTTCTTGAGGACTCTGCGGCGTTGGAAAGCTATATCAACACTCGCCTTCGCTATGGTGTTGAGTTGAAAACTGATAGCCAACTGATTAACGGCACAGGCTCCGCGCAGCAAATCACGGGGATGCTTAAATCAGGCAACTATACGGCTTTCACACCGACCACGGGCGAAACCGCGCTTGATAGCATTAACCGCGCAATCTATGCGGCTTATGCGGCTGATTATGCCCCTACCGCAATCATCCTAAACCCTGCCGATTGGGGCGCGATTGAGCGCACTAAAGTTGGGACTGGTGATGCTCGTTATGTTGTGGGGAATCCGACGGGTGTCATGGGGCCAATGCTCTGGGGCTTGCCTGTTGTGGTCACAAACAACCTTGCATCCGGCAAACTTATCGTCGGTGCCTTTGACATTGCTTTCCAAGTTTGGGATCGTCAAGGGACTACTGTCGAGATGTTTGAGCAGGACGACACAAACGTTCAGAAAAACCTGCTCACGGTTCGCGCTGAAAATCGCCTTG